GTGACGAACTGATTGATCAGATAGTAGGTTTTGGCACATCAGAACACGATGACCTTGTAGACGCACTCGTGTATATGATTATGGGACTTACGAAAAGACGCACCTATAAAACAATGGAAAGACCAGACAAAATCTAATATCATACAAATATGAATGAGGTAGAGAAAAAGAAAGTATTTGAATATCTAGTACACGATGTTTTTATGGTACAGCACAATTTGATGCTCGCGGAGTTTCTTACTGACTACGGCAACCTAATTAAGAAGAATGTAGAGATGTCTATGTTACTCGGTATGCAGATAGAGTACCCACCGCTTTCGCTAGATCTGGAAATACCAATACAAAAACTCGTGAACAATCTGATGAACATTAAGACTAACTTTAAATCAAAATGAGCTTATTCAAGAGCAAATCAGGTATAATACAGAGAGGTGACAAGCAAGTTGGTACGCAGTGTGGCTACTGTCCGAACGTCATACATTTGCATCAAGAAGTGGGTGGTTTGTTACACGTCAAAAATAGCAGACCGATATGTGCATGTTGCCGTATTCTTACTAGAAGTAAGTTTGCCAGTAAAATAAAGGCAGATAAAAAACATTTTAATAAAGACATAGTAGAACGTAGAGAGAACCATCAAATAGTTGCCGACACTGTTGCAGAAAAAATCGCCACCGCTAGTCAGAAAAGAGTAGGTGGTGACAGCGACAAGAAAAAGAAGTTGCTGAAGAGACTGCACCAAAAGTGATATTTAAGTTATAATAAACAAATATATGGCAGTAAAAATCAACGCATTTCCAAATGCAACAGAACGTCAACGTATCACTACGTTGCGTAAGTTTGAGAACCTATACGAAAATGAGCAGATGGTAGTGCTCGGTATTCACGAGTTGATCAAGAAGCATTATAAAAATCTTTCTGACCTCATCTATTTAGCTCACGCAGTACCAGCGCGTATCACCGAATTTTATGGTGACTTTGTACAAGGTGATGTTGAGAAACTCATCATACAAGCTGATACAGGTAACAAGACTGACGAAGAGTTTGTTGCGCGTGTTGTTTTTGATAACGACTTAAAAGAGCACATATCTGACTTTGCTGAAGACCAGAGCCAATTTGGTTTTGTAGTCTTTTTGGGCTGGAAAGATGAAGATAATCATTACCACATTGACGCTGTACCTTCAGACCAGTATTTTCCGCAAACAGACGGCTCAATTGTTTTTGCTACATACAAGAAAGACCCAGATGACCAAGAGCAGAAAAAGCTCGTGTTGCATACACAACATTATCAAAAAGAAAACGACAAGATATTTATTGAACACGAAGCATGGCGCACAAATAATCTTGGAGTAAACATTGAGGCATTTCCGCTTGGACGAATGGCAGAACTTATTGGACGAAGTCTCACACCACGTGAAGAAATTGATGGTATTGATGAGTACCCAGTACGACAAGCCGATAACGGAAGACGTACAAAGTGGGGATTTGGAAAGTCTGACTATCACGACATCTTGCCACAGCTCGCAGAATTGAACGAACGAACGACACACGCATCAACAGTATTTTTGAAAAACATTGACGCAAAACTTGTTGTGCCTGCGTCTGCACTTAATGAAGATGAAAAGACTGGCGAAGTAACACTCAAGCAACAGGACGTATATATAACTCAAAGCAAGGAAGACCAGATACCACAATACGTGACGAATACAAACCCACTACTTGCTGACGCTCGTGAGCATATTGCACAAGAGCTGAAGTTTATTGAGTGGGTTTCAGGTGTACCGATGTGGGCACTGACTAAGGGTGGACAAGCAGAGAGAGTTGAAAGTCTACGTATTCAGTTATTTGCTGCGATACGTAAGTCTGCAAAGAAACGTGCGAAAATCAAACGTGCTCTTTTGGATATGTTCCGAATAGGTGCAAAGATAACAAACCAATCAGTAGAGCTTCAAGAGAACGACATCAACATTGACTTTGCTGATGTGTTGCCAATTGACGAACAGGCACAAGTAGAAACTGAAAGTGCAAAGGTCGTCTCTGGTATCTCATCAAAGAGACGAGCAATGATGAGAATTGAAAACTATACTGAAGATGAAGCTGATGCAGAGTTGGAAGTAATACGAGAAGAAGACAAAATCTCAGGTGTTGGTGAGGCAAGTGCTGCGCCTACGCTATAATAAAAATATATGCCATTCCAAATCGGTAACAATTTAGGGAGTATGAATAAAGGTAAACCAAAACCTAGCGTATCGCTCGCTCTTAAAGGGAAAGAGAAGTCAGTCAGGTGGAGGGGTGACAAGGTTAGTTACAGAGGATTGCACAACTGGGTAGAGAGGCAATTAGGTAAACCAAGATTTTGTGAAGAGTGTGGAAGTAAAGGACTTCGCCACAGGCAATATCATTGGGCGAACGTAAGTGGTGGTTGTGGGGGGTTGGTCACAGGTTGGCGAAGGTTATGTGTTAAATGCCATAGAGCAGTTGACACAAGCCGAGTTTAATTTGCACTCGTATGAAATTCGGCTCAACAAACAAAATACATCAGGACATCAATGATCGCTTCGGTGAAAACGCAGCGCTACTTGAAGAACGCTTGAAAGTAATAAACTGGCGTATTTTCTTGAAGTTCTATTTTGCACTGCTAGGCATATTACTTGTGACAATCTTCGCACTTATTGTTGTTGTGAAAACTGCACTCGTAATTTTCTAGCATTATGGCAAAGAACAGACAAAAACATACAGAGAATATAATCACCAAGTCGCAGATAGATGAACTGCTGACTATTGTTGCAGAGCTTGAAACGACAGGTCAGTCAGTTTTACTCGCAACACTCAATACAGAACTCACGGAAGTAAAAAAACGAGCAGCACTGAACCAGATCACGCAGTCAGTTATTATTACTGATGGAAAAGTGAAGCAATGGTTGATACCTGCAATCAGTGGTTCGTACATAGCTGGTGTGAACGCTTTAGATAATGAAGTAAAAAAGTTTGGTATAAAAACCGCAATCGGAAATATCACAGTTGAGACTTTGAAAGGTGTAGTTGAAATGCAACCGCACTTGGCAGCAGTCAATGCTTTGATGTCTGATGCGTATCTTGATTTTGGTAGTGGTATGACAGGTTACATCAAAGGTGCTGAACACGCACTCAATGACGCTTTGAAAAGACAGGTACAAAGTAAATTGGCAGTCGGACGTTTGAAAGGTGAGGGTATACGAGAAATCAAAAAGAGCATAAGCCAAGAATTATCAGACAGAGGTTTTACCGTGTTGATTGATAGAGGTGGCAATCAATGGTCACTCGGTCAGTACAGTGAAATGCTTGCGCGTACTCACGTGATAAAAGCAAACACTGAAGCCACTATAAACAGAGGTGTTGAGCTTGAAATTGACGTGTATGAAGTTTCTAGCCACGGTGCAACTGATATACTATGCTCGTCTCAAGAGGGTAAACTGTACTCATTTAGCGGAAACAATAAAAAATACCCTGCGCTATCTGGCAACCGTCCGCCGTTTCACCCGAACTGCAAACATACGCTTTTGCCACGTCCCGATTTACAGAGTTAGGGTGGCTATATTTCTGTATTTGATGTTATCCACACCAGTTGACGACCTTGGCAGTATTTGTGTATACTTTATGTACGTGTAAAATTTGTGTGTGATAATGATGGTTGCTCGTGACCACTGCCCAGCAGAATAATACGAGCGTTAAGGTCTTCGTACCAACCAAATAAAAAACAACCATGAAAAATATATTGAAAACAGCCGTTGTTATCTATCCAATAAACGGATTTGAAGATGACGGAAAGTTCGTTGAGATAGACGGAGTTAAATACGCGCCAGATGAAAAAGACCCCACTAAAGCAGCAGTAGATAGCAAAGGTGAAAAGGTTTTATTCAAGGAAGCTGAAGAAACTCCTGAAGAAAAAACAGCCAGAGAAAAAAACGACAAGAAAGGCGGTGTTGAAAAAACTCTTGAAGAACTTGCAAAAAACAATCCTGAACTTCAAAAAGTATTGGACGACAAAAAGAAGCTAGAAGATGAAAAGACCAAAGCTGACAAAGATGCTAAAGAAGCATCAGACGCAGCAGCCGAAAAAAACGGCGAATGGCAAAAACTAGCGGAAGATAGAAAAGCAGATGTTGATCGTGTAACGAAAGAGCTTGAGCAAAAGGAAGAAATACTCGGTAAGTACGTAAACAGTACGAAAGCAATTTTGAAAGATGTTATGGTAACAATCCCTGAAGAAAATCGTGGATTGATACCAGAGAACTTTTCACCACGTGAGAAGTTGGAGTACATCAGTAAAAATGCTAAAGTGCTAGGTGCTAAAGTTGGTGGCAAAGGTGGCGGTGTCGGTAAAAACGATAGCGACCCTGTACCAACAGAAGAAGCTAAGTTGATTTCAGATATTGAAGAGTTACGAAAGAAAGAAAACAAAACTCAATCCGACCACACAAAAATCTTTGAACTTGCTAAAAAGCTAAAAGAAGTACAAGCTGCTCGCCGAGCAAAATAAGCTAGTACGAACATCATAATTGAACCCATACGGAATTATTATTTTTAATGTTATAAAATTATGAATTTAGGACTACATACAACTCTTGATGACAGCAATTCAATTCTTGATCCAGAAGTGATTGCAGTTGCAGAGCGAATTACTCCGTTACAGGCAGCCGAGTTTGGTAGAGTTTGGGACTTATTCTCAACTCGTGAGACACCGTTCACAACGGAAGTCTACGATGTACTAACTCGTAATTACACCGCACCAGAAGTGAGTACAGGGTCTATTACAGCAGATGGTTCTGAATGGAACTCTGCATCTGACACCACTGCTCTTGAAATTTCATCAGCAACTATTGACCGAATAACAGTGGGCGATATTCTTCTTTGTGAAAATGAAGTTGTTGTTGTTTCAGCAGTTAATCGCTCTGCTAACACTATTGATGTTTACGAACGTGGTGCTGGCGACAGTTCAGGCGCAGTTCACACTGGAACAATTACCGTAAAGATAATTGGTTCAGCTCACGTTGAGGGTACTGCTAACGCAGAAGCAATGGCAGAAACCACAGGCAAGGTTACTAACTACACACAGCTTTTTGAAGAGACAGTTGACCTTTCCAAAGCTGATAGCGACCAAGCTCGTAAAACAGGACGAACCGAACAAGCACTCAAGTCAGAAGCAATGCAACGC